GGCCGGCGTATTTTCAGCGCATGGATTACAAGACTTGGCTATTTGCCAAGTACTACGCCCAAACGTCATCCTACGTTGAAGCGGTTAAACTAGCCGGCTACGACCTGAAAGACAAGCAGGATAAGGGACGTTCCCTGATGATGATACCCATTGTCCGCGAAGCGGTCATGTATCATCTCCAGAAGATGAGCATGAGTGCGGACGAGGTCAAATCCCGGATTGCGGAGATTGCGCGCGGTGACATCGGGGAGTTCATAGATGAGGACGGCAAATTCAACCTGAAAGCGGCGAAGGAAAAGGGGTTGACCGGTCTTATCCGTAAAATCCGGCTAAACCGTGACGGGAGCGTAGATGTGGAGATGTACGACAAGTTGACGGCGTTATTGGCGTTGGCGCGGATGTACGGGATGATGGTTGACCGCGTAGAGACGACCAATAACGTTGTGGTGTACATACCTGACAATCACCGCAAGCCGGCGCAAGTGCAAGAGGTGATAGATGTTCTACCGTCCACCAGCAACGGCAACGAGTGACGCCGAAGCGGTTATTATCAAACCGCAACCCGGACGGCAGGAAGAATTCCTGTCCACACCTGCCGATATTGCGATATACGGCGGCGCGGCGGGTGGTGGGAAGACATGGGCATTACTGCTTGACCCGTTGCGGGATATAAACGTGCCGGGTTTTCGTGCGCTGATATTCCGGCGGACGTATGCGGACGTCACGAAACCGGGCGGGTTGTGGGATGAAGCGTCCCGGATATATCCACTGCTAGGGGCGCGTGCGTCCGAAAAGGATATGGAATGGCGTTTTCCGTCCGGCGCGGTGGTGGCGTTTGGTCATTGCCAATCGGACGGCGATTTGTACAAGTACGATGGCGCGCAGATAGCACTGTTGGCGTTTGACCAGCTGGAGCATTTTTCGGAGCGTGCGTTCTGGTACTTAATGGCGCGCAACCGCACGACATGCGGCGTTCCTCCGCGTGTGCGCGCCACGTGTAACCCTCCTGACCCGCGGGATGAGGGTTCAGATTGGCTACCGCAATTATTGTCATACTGGATAGGCGATGATGGGTATGCCGATTTGTCCAAAGCGGGGAAGATTGTATGGATAGCGCGGATAAACGATGAATTGAAGATGGCGGAAAACGAGAATGTGATATTGAACGAGTATCCGGGCGTCAAGACGTTGAGCATGACGTTTATTCCTGCCACGGTGTATGACAATAAATTGTTGTTGGAGAAAGACCCAAATTATTTGTCACGCTTGCAGATGTTACAGTATGTGGAGCGTGAGCGTTTTTTGGGTGACGCAAAGCGCGGCGGGAACTGGAAAATCCGCGCGGAAGCCGGCAAAGTGTTCAATTCGCAGTGGTTCGAAGTGGTGAATTACGTTCCTGATGGTGGTGTGGAATGCCGGGCATGGGATTTTGCGGCAACGTTGCGCAGTTTGCGGAATAATGACCCGGACTACACGGCGGGGGTGAAGATGAGGAAGGTAGGCGGGTATTATTACGTCATGGACGTAATCAATGAGCGATACAGTGCCGGCGAACTGGACGATGTGATAGCCTTGACTGCTGAACGTGACCGGAAACTTGCTGAAGCGGCGGGAGCGCATTACGTGTTGAGGTGGGAAGTCGAGCCGGGCAGTGCAGGAATACGGGAAACGGAGCGGTTGAAGCGGTTGCTGACGAGTAAATTCGGGACAATCAATTGTGATGGTGTCCCGGCGTATGGGGACAAAGTACAACGTGCGATGGGATTTTCCAGCGCGGCGGAACAGGGTTTGGTTCGTCTGGTTGCCGGGCGATGGGTGGATGCGTTCTTATCGCAGTTACACGGTTTTCCCGATAAGATTCATGATGACATGGTAGATGCCGCGTCAACGGCGTTCAATACGCTGGTAGATTACGCCGGTCAGCCGGCGAAGGGTAAAATGGAGCGGAATAACCCGTGGTTGAAAGCGAGGTAGGCGATGAATTTTGATGAAGTGAAACGTTATGCCAGTGATGTAATCTCTGGATACTCCAATCGAGACAAGATGTTTCGGGAGATGGAGAAGATTTACCTGCTGGAGGACATGGGGGATTTGCCGGACAACGACTGGATAAAGCCAACCCGTCATCCTGACGCGCGAAATGCGTTAGTGGGTGCGGTCAGGTTATTGACAGCGGCAGACCCGAAAATCTCGATTGCGGAAGAATACAATCAGGACTATAAGACAGAGCAAGCGTCCAAGATTGAGCGATTAGGGAACGTCTTATGGCGTGCCGCTGGTCGTATTCGCGGGAAGCCGGTGCATTATGACGCCGTGTTATCTGGATTGTTGTACAGTGAAGTCCAGATAGCCGTAAAAAGCACGGTTCAGATGTTGCAGTCCAATCCGAAGAACAGGCGATTGCAGGAATTGGCGAAGCGGACGCCGATTATTTTTGATGTCATCAATCCAACGGCGGGGTATCCGGTGATGGATGAGATGGGATTGAAAGCGTATGTATCGGCGCAGATGCGGCGGGTTGGTGACATGCGGGACATTCTGAAGTTGGAGAATATCGAAGGGCGGAAAGATACCGATGATATAAAGGTGTATGAGTATTGGGATTTTGACCAGCATGTGGTTTGGGTGGAAGGGCAGGAAAGACCGGCGATTGACGAGGAAAACCCGTGGGGGTACATTCCCGTCATTTGTCAGGTGTGCGAAGGGAGCGAGTTATTTTCTGCTTCCCAATTTGGACGCGATGTGTACCAGACACGCCAGCCGTTTTTGTACACGTTGTGGAAGAGCAATTTAGTATTTCGACAGAATTTATCGTTGACGTTGCAGTCATCGCTTGCCTTTGCGATAGGTGCAAATCCGTTGTTCCTGTACAAGCGTAACCGTCCTGACAAGACCGCGCCGGACATGGACTTCAGTCAGCCGGGCGGACGGGTGACGATAGATGCCGATGAGGATTATCAGCCGTTGGCGAAGCAGGTACTTGACCCAAGTCTGATGCAGATGAATGAGATGTACGATAAATTGTCGGCGGATAGCACAATTTATCGTCAAACGTTGGGTGAGCCGTTGGGTGCAAATGCGCCGTTCAGCATGGTGGCATTACTTTCGCAGTCTGGACGCTTGCCGTTAGTGCCGTACCAGCGGACGATTTCGTGGGCAATTGGCGATGCGCTGAAGTGCGCTTTCAAGATACTGAAGACGGTGGGGGAGAGCGGACGGGTGGTGACAGATGATGGATATATTGATTATGATGTCAATGACATTCCCGATGAATTTGAGGTAAGCGTACAATTAGATATTGATTTGCCGCAGGATGAACGCGTGAATGCGATGATTGCCCTGCAGTTGACACAAGGAGAAAATCCGTTAGCCAGTCTGGAATATGCCCGCAGTAAGTTCTTGGGCATTGAGCAACCGGACATGGAGCAATACCGCGTATGGAGTGAGCGTGCGGCACAAATGCGCTTTATGCAAATGCTACAGGAAGAGATGATGCAGGCGCAACAGCAACAACAGATGGCACAACAGATGATGCAAGGTGGAATGCCGCCGGGTGGGATGCCGCCGGCTGGAATGGAGCAGATGCCGCCGCAACAACCGCCGGGTGAGATGCCGCCGATGCCGCCCGGGGCGAATGGCGGTGAAGCACAAATGGGATTGCAAGGATTTCCGTTACAGGAGCCGGTCAAACCATTATTTGAGCGCGGATTACCGGGCGAGGAGGAATTGTGATGGATGCCTTACGAGCCAGTGATGCGATACTGTTTGGTATGAATCAGGTGCTGGAATGGCGGGAGAAGTTCGAGGCGGAGTGGAACGCGCCGGACATGAAACTTGTAGATATTGCGTGGCAGAACATACCGGAGGAAATCAAAAGGATAATGCGCATAATTGCCCCGCCGGAGTTGCTGGAGATTGTGGAAGGAGGAGAAAATGGCAAGCAATATTCCTGAATGGATGAGGAATTTGATTGACCGTGTTTCTACGGGTGGCGGTGGCAGTACTGGATTGGGGAATTACACCAGACCACCGTCTTTTGCACCGACAGCACAGACGTTAACGCAACAATCGCGTTCGCAGAATGCGTATGCCCAACGGATGACAGGGTTGGCGCAGACGTACAGACCACAACAGGCGTATTCTGCACGGATGAACGCATTGGCGCGTTACTACACCAATAAAGAAATGGTCAACCGTTACACTTACCAGCAGAAGTACTGGACGCCGATGGATTGGGCAAGGTATTATGCCAATCAACGTGGATGGCGTACCTATGGTCAGCGGCTGACGGCGATGGCATTGAATTATCCGATGCAGGAAACCAGACCATCTCCGGTCAATTTCGCCGGTGGTGGTGGCTATGGTGGCGGCTATGGCGGCGGAGCCGGCACAAATCAACTACCTGAATGGTATCTTGCGGTCATGAATTGGAGGATTTGATGGCAACCAAAATCCCATACGGCGCACCGACAAACAAAATTACTCCTATTCCAGCACCCAAATACACGCCGGAGCAGTATCAGAAATCGCCCGGTGTGGGTCGTTTTAACCTGCCGGGTGGTGAGTATTTCTGGAATGTATCGCAGGAGTTCATCAATAATCCGTTGGTACAACAACGGTTCGCCGAAATGGGCATGGAAATTGCGCGTCCGCAAATTCCGGGCCCGATGGGAGAATATTGGGTGGCGCAAGACCGGAACTCCGGTGGGAATTTCTGGACGGATGCGCGCCGGATTGGACGATACTACAATGCCATCAAGACCATGCCAGACATTCAACCGCCTGCATGGCTGGACATGCCGAAACTGGAAGCCGCTTACAAGGAATTGACCGCCAGATACGGCGATGACTGGATAAATTGGGGACAAATCAGCAAAGATGACCCGCTTCACGAATTTGTGAAGCAAATGCCTGCACCGCCGATTGAGGCGATACCGGATTGGGAACGTCAGCAATTGGCACGGTCATTCGAGGTAGCCAAGAATATTGGCTTGTATGTGCCGCCAAAACAGGTTGGCACAGTGGGGCCCTGGACGCAGTATGGGATTGACGAGGAAACGTGGAAGCAATTGCCGGATTGGAAGAAAGCCGCATTGGCAATCTTCCGCACCATGCCCGGTCAGGCGGCACAATCGGCACTCAATTTCGGGATTTTAGGTCTTGCTTTTGCGGGCCCGGTTGGTGGTGTCATCGGATTGGCGGGTGGTGCTGGACTTGGCGTGGCGCAGTACAAGGAGATGGAGCGCGCCCAACAAATCATTGCCAGCGGCGGCGTGTATCAAGAGCCCGGTTGGTTGAAAGCATTGGCATTGCTAGATGAGCCGTACCGTAAAAGTCAGGAATTGCTTGGTATTTTGACGCAATTATTGTATTCAGCAATTGACCCTGAACAGTACGGTTCAGTCGAAGAGATTTTGAAGAATTGGGAAGCCGCCGCGGCGGCTGGACGTGGTTTGTACGCCACTGTTCCAGCGCAAATTGAAGTGCTTCTGGAGCAACTCACCGGAAAAGGAACGCCGGGATTTACACGAATTGAACTCACCAGACCACAAGATGAGAGCATTATCACGCCAAAGGGAATGCCAACCCAATGGGCGTTGACCGAAATGCGCCGTGCATTGGCACGCGGCGATATAACACCGGATGAAGTCCTGAACTGGTACACGATGCAGTTTGGCTTCAGCGGTGAATTTGCCGATTTGATTGGCGGTTACGTCCTTGACCCATTGGATTTGACCGGTGTTGTCGGTTCAAAGGCGATTGGGAAAACGGCACAACTCACCGGACATCCGATGGCGGCAGAAGCATTTTTGAAACAGCCCGGGCGTGTTCCCGATTTATTGACCGGAGCGCGATATTATGCCCATTTAGCACGCCAGTTGCCGGTTGACCAAGCCGCAAAACTCAATCCGTTGGCACGCTTCATCGCCGGCTTGGACAGTCAAGGGCGTGTGATTGACTTCACCAAACCGGAAAACAAGAATTTAGTCAGCAGTCTGTATGCCAATGTTTTCGGTCTGACGCCAAAAGCGCGTGCCGTGTCCGTGTTACAGAACACGGTGGACGGCTTGACCAATCTGATGACGCTGGAGAAGAAAAGTCCCGAAAACATGGTGGATTTGGTCAGGAGCATTGCTAATCTTACACCCGAAGATGCAGTGCAAGCCGCAACCGGGACGATAAAGATGAGTGTTGGCGGCAAATTGGTAGATGCGCCATTGCCGCGCTGGTTCTCCAGCACAGAGGCGCAACACGTTCCGTTGGCAATTCGTGACGCCATGCCAAAGGTGGAAGAGTTGTTGGCGAATTACCAGAAGGCGGAGCCAGAAAGACGGGTGATTCATGTATTGGCATTGGCATTGGGACAAGAGCCATACGCCGTATTGCGTGACCTGCACGTTGGGGACAATGCGAAAGCGCAAGCCCTCTTGCGTGATGCGATACAGTCATTGGGGGATTATCAGAAACTGTCAGATGCGGGGAAGCGAACGTATGAGGTGCTAAACGCTTTTACGGTTGACCCGGACGGTGCAAAGAAACTGAAACAAATTGCGGATGGTTTCTATGGAGCGAAAGCGCCGGCTTTTGACCCGGATGTATTTCGTTATCATCTGATTACCTTGCTTGCTGACCATGCAGACGAATGGTCAGCGCGATATTTCGGCTTGAAGAAGATGGGCTTGGGCGAAGCGTTGATAGACATCAACAAGCGCGTTCAAGGCTATTTACTGTTGGGGTTGAACCCGACTTATTTCGTGAACAATGCATTGAACAACATTGTCACGTTGGCGTGGGACGGCTTACTCAACCGGCGCAGTCCGAAAGCGCGCATGAAGTTCTTGCGTGATTTCGACATGGAGCCCACCCGTTTGCGTCAGGGTATTGGTGCGGCAGAGATTGGCGATGTTGAATTTGGGCGTGTGGAGGAGATTGTCGGGAAGAAAGGGATTGCCAAAGGCGAACGGATTGGGCGACATATCGAGGAAGCCAAAGAAGCGCAAGGCGCAATGGCAGGTGTCATCAATTTCCTGAAGAAGGGAAAGAAAGCGCAGGTATTTGGCATTCTATCGCAGAAGGTGGAGCGATGGGCAAGCGAAATTGCCATGATAAATGGCATAGATGAGTATTTCAAGAACGCATGGCGAGAAGGTGTTGCCTTTGAGCGGATGAGCGATGAACTTCGCCTTGCGCTGGATACGGTCAAGCCCGGTCTTGCGGA